CAGCGCCGATGAAACCAAGGCTTTTATCACAGCGGCCAACACCGCAACCGATCAAGGTGTGGCAACCTTTGAGTTGTTCCTGGATACCACTGGCACCAAAAAGATCAGCTTTGTTGGGCTGATCACCTCTGCTGATTACGGCGCCACCGTTGGCGAGTTGGAGGTTATTACCTGTAACTTTGTGACCACTGGCACCATCACCACCTCGACAATCTGATCATGGCTTTCTATCGCGGCGAACAGGGCACGGTTTTCTTTGACAAGGACAGCAGCGGCGGCATCTCTGAGATTGCCGCTGTGCGTTCCTGGTCCATGACCGTGGAAAAGGATGTACTTGAGACCACCACTCAAGGCGCAACCTACAAGGCCAACATCGGCGGCCTGATTGCAGGCAGCGGCAGCATGGAGGTCATGTATGACGCGCCCAGCGCTGGCGACAAACTTGACCTGATCAGGGACGCCAACACGGTCACGGATGAAGGCAACGCCAGCGTTGAACTTTACCTTGATGAAGCTGGCAGCAAAAAGATCACCGGCAGCATCGTGATCACATCCACTGATTACGGTGCTACGGTTGGCGAACTGGAAGTGGTGACGGTTAACTTCACCATGAACGGTGCCATTACTACCTCCATCTAATGCCTGCCACACCACGCCCCGTTGATCTTCTCACCGGGGCTTTTGACCTAAACCAACGGCGTAAATTCGACATCAAGAAGGAAGACGGCACCGTAGTGCTGTCGCTGTACTTCAAGCCGATCACCCGCGCCGATCGGAAACGTGCCACAGCACTTGCCGGTTCCGAAGAAGCTTTGGAAATCAGCACTCAGATGCTGTGCCAAATAGCTGAGTTGGAAGATGGCAAAAAAGCCTTTGCTCCAGCCGATGCGGCCAAACTGCAACGGGAATTACCTGAGTCGGTGCTGAACGAACTGGAAATGTTCCTGTTTGGCCTTGGTGCTGCTGAGCCGCTGGAAGAAGTAAAAAACGACTAGAGGCCGACAACTGGCTGTTCTTTGAATTTTTCCTAGCCACCGAGCTAGGCAAGACAGTCAGCCAGTTGCGGCAGGAACTTACCGACGACGAATTCGTCCACTTTGCCGCGTACTACGAGGTGAAGGGAAAACGCGAGCGCGAGGAAATGGACAAAGCCAAGCGACGTAACAGGTAGACTGACACAAGAAAAGTGGTTGAACCGTGGCAGTAGCCAACATAGCGATTGAGGTAAACGGCCAGCAGGCGGCCAATGCACTCAAGCAGATCACAACGGCTTCGCGTCAACTAGAAAGCGCTGTTGGCAGTACAACTACAAAAATTAACAATCAAAATTCAGCGACGAGTTCTGCTTCAAATCAATTAAGAAATTACAGTAAAAGCACGCAAGTAGCCACAGCAGCAACGAATGGACTCCGGGGTGCAGTAACTAATCTTCTTGGTGCTTTTACGGCTATTTCAGCTGCAAAGTTTGTATTTGCCAAAACTGCCGAGCTTGAATCGCAAACCAAAAGCCTTGAGGTTCTGACGGGTAGCGTTACCAAAGCAAGAGCAATTATTCAAGAACTTCAACAACTTGGTGCGGTTACGCCTTTTACTAGCACCGAGCTGATTGATTCAGCAAAACGTCTTAATGCTTTTGGCGTTGAAGGTGACAAGGTTGTTGAGACTACTCGACGACTTGCTGACGTAGCAGGGGCCACTGGTGCCGAGCTACAAGGTCTTGTTACTGCCTATGGCCAAGTGCAAGCCAAAGGCCGCTTACAAGGCGAAGAATTGTTGCAGTTCCAGGAGCGTGGTATTGCGCTTCAATCTGAATTGCGCAAGATGTATGGCTTGTCTGGTGAGGAATTCCAGAAAGCACTTAGCAAGGGTCGCATCAGCGCAGAAGCTGTTGAAGTAGCAATTCAACGACTAACGGATGCAGGTGGTAAATATGCCAATGGTGCTATTGCTCAGAGCGACACGCTACAAGGCAAATTCAGCACCTTAACGGATGGTATAGAGCAACTTGCCAGAACAATTGGCGTAGTGCTGACACCTGCGCTAAAGGCAATCTTTAACCAAGCAATTCAGGTAATCAACGTAATTAATGCAGCGCTAGCCGCTGGCCGTGGTGGTGGATTTGCGCGAAATCTTGCTGGTGCTACTGGAGCAATCAACCTGGGGGCAACATCAGAAGGCGTAGACCGGATTGCTAAAGGCATTGGCCAGATTAGCAGCCAAAGGAACAAAGCTGGCATTCAACAAAATCTGCAATACCTAACGAACTATCAGACAGTCTTACAGCGAATTGGCACGCAAGATCCAAATGCTAATCGCGCTGTTCAACTGCAAGGAGTTATCCAACAGAAGATCCAGCAAAATTTAACGGCACAGCAACAACTAAATAAGGCACAGAACGACATATTTAAGCCAACAGCGACACCAGCATTGCTTGGCGAAACTGGCAGCGGCAAAACTGGCCGTGGTGCTGCAAATAAAGCAGCAAATGACGCAGCACGCCTTGCCGAACAAACCAAAACGCAACTTGATGCTGCTTACAAGATGAACGCATTGGCAGCAGCAGATCTTGACATTCAAATGTCAATGACAAAAGAGGAAACTCTTCAAGGTCAATTTGACAAGGCTGCACTTGAACGCCGCATCAAGTTTCTTGATCTACAAAAAAGTGCTAAATCAGAGTCAGAACGGCAATCACTTGCTAGCGCACAACTAAGCGAAATCTTGATTGCCAATAACAAATACGCTAAAGACAAAAAAGACTTGCTTGAGCAGCAGACAAAAGAGCTTTACAGCCAGCTAGATATTTCTGGTGTACTAGACAAAACACTACAAAACCGCCTTAGTGGCGCGTTCATGGGCAAATCGGCAACAACTGGCTTCCGCACTGACATCAATCTTGATCCTTCAAAAAAAGCTGGTAAAATTCAAGAATATGTAGACAAAGCAAAAACAGACTTAGCGGACGTGCAAGGAATGGTTGTCAGCCTTGCAACAACTGTAGAAAGTTCAATTGGGTCTGCCATGAGCAATGCCATCAGTGGCGTGATTCAAGGGACAACAACAGTTCGTGAAGCATTCTCGTCAATGTTTAAGTCAATTGGTGATGCATTCATTCAGATGGCAACTCAGATGATTGCCAAAGCATTGATCATGAAAGTGCTTGGCATCCTAAGTAGTGCGGCTGGTAGTGGTTCTAAAACCACTGATTTTAGTTCTGCTTTTGGCAAGGGTGGAATGACTACAAATTTTGGCGACGCATTGAAATTGCCAGCATTTGCCGATGGCGGTTACGTCACCGGCCCTACCAGCGCACTGATCGGCGAAGGCGGTCAATCTGAATATGTCATTCCCGCCAGCAAGATGATGCAGGCAATGTCAAACTACTCTGCTGGTAAACGTGGTTCAAGCGTTTTGGGTGACAGCACCAGCATGGGTGATGGCGGCATGGGGGGCAGCACGGGTAGCTTTACGCTGGAAACTGTGGTCATCAACAACGTTGAATACGCAACTGTTGATCAGGTTCGCGCCATGAGTAACGCAGCCGCCAAGCAAGGTGCCGAGGGTGGATTCAGTAAAAGCATGAGCAGCCTTCGCAATTCTCGTAGCCAGCGTTCACGCCTTGGTATGCGCTAATGGAAGCGATCACCAACTTCATCCGCATCACTGACACCTCTGGTGTTGTCCAAGGCCGCTACCAAAACGGCAAGACTGGCGCAACCATCACGCTCGATAGCGAGGACTACAGCTATCTGGCGTTCATGTATCGCGGCGCCACCCGCAACCGCACAGGCGACAACCTAGAAGCCGAACTGATCCTATCCAGCAACCAGTTGGCCATGAGCATTGGCGCACAGGCGGTTCAATCCAAGTGGAACGCCAAGGTGACCACCTGCACAATGAATCCCACCACCTTTGCTGTGGGCCGTAAGTTGATGGAAGATTCCTGGCTGGCTGCATCCCTGAGTTACGACATGGATGCACTGACCGTCCTGCTAAGCAGCGGCATTGATGCTGTTGGCGCCAACGCTCCAACGCGGGTGCTAACTAGCAATCTGGTAGGTCAACTACCTTCCACGGCCAGCATCAGCAACCGATGATCCCACCGCATCGCCTTGTGGGCATGGGTTACCGCCTTGGTGCAGATCCCGAACGCCACGGCAAAGTGGACTGCCTGAGCCTTACAAGAACTGTTCTGGCATGGCAAGGCATCAAAACACCAGTACCAACCCGCGAATGGTATCGCCGCTTATACCGTGGTGACTACAGCATTTTTAAACAACAGCTTGAACAGTGGGGAAAAATCGTTGCATCACCTAGACTGACTGGAACAGTTGCCCTGTGCGAATCCGATAATGGGTACGCCATGGCTGTCTATTGGGAGGGAGGGTTTCTCCATTGTCTGACCAGCGAGGTGAAATGGTCCCCAGCAAACCACCTAGTGGTGGTCGCG